AACAGTGGTAAAACTTGCTTTCACTCCACTAGGTAGAATTTCAAAGTTCATTTCATGGAGACCTAACAATGCAAATACAAGATGCATTGTCTTGGAATGAGGATGCCAACTATCGTCCCCCACTCCGATATGGTTGATCAGACCGGTTTTCTTACTTTCCCGAGCTAAAACCTCTAAAAGCTCTGATCACAACAACAACAACAAAAATAAATAAATAAAAAGGTATATACAAGGTTTGGGCAACAACCCGATTCTCTTACTTTACAGAGCTAGAATCTTTAGAAGCTCTCGGGGCCCGTGGGCGGTTTTCTTTAATCAATGTCTATCATAGCCAGAGAGTATAAATGTCGCTGTTCCTCCTCAGTCAATTTTGCAATTGACTTGTCACTGTCAGCATTGCGGACTTTCAACCATTGTTCAAAAGTAACATAGTCCGACATCATTTTAAGGGCACGAAGATTTCTGACCGCCTCACCATGTGATTGGGGCAGCAAAGTTTCCCACACCCTAGTTTGATCAACGACATCATTCTTAATTGAACCAATCGCAGATATCTGTGAAACGTAAATTGCACATGTAAGTGCACCAGCAGGATACACACCTGTGGCTCCAATACTAATGGTTGCAGACGGTCCAGTTATGTTCACAGCAAAAGATGCAGACATACTTAGTGTTACTGCGGTACCGTTAGGAGCCGTGAACAAATTGCTCCCGACACAATTGGTAAATGTGAACAACGGATACGTAATTGCGACCGACGACCCAGATACCCAATTGAATGTAACATAATAATTACCAGCAGTTGTCAAGGGCCCAAATTTAAGTACAGTGCCTGCCGTTGCGATGGACATTGGCATTGTGCCAGTCCAAGGCGAGACAAAACCAGTGCCTAAAGGAGCCAGTGCCGTGCAGCCACTAACCGTGGCCTGTGCAGAATTAGCTGCGAAACCAATCTGAGAAGCCAACTTAGGTTTAAATAAGTCTATTTCGTATGTAACCCAAAGCTCACCAATCACAGCATTACTTGTCTGTGATCCCACGGCGATGGTCGTAGTACCCCAATCGTATAGCCTTAAATCGGCATTGGATGGGATATTACCATTTCTACAAAATAATTCTGTGTTAAATGTTTGGCTTCTTTCGCACTCAATAGGGTGCATCAAGGACTGAAACGGTGGACCTGAACATGCGTATTCGGCATTGTCCAATTCCAATTTCCCAGTGTAAGGAGACTCCAAAACATCATACTGAGTACCAATAGCTACAAACCCATTATATGGCACGGCTGCAAATTCAAGTGATAATGATTTAAATTCTATTATCATACCTTTAATCCTATACATTTGGAAACAATTTGACATAGGTGAAGCCCATGGAAATGAAACTGCCAAACCAGGATTCAGAGGGAATTGAACCCATGAATAAGTAGCTGTACTTCCGAGAACATCACCGAGGAACTCACGGTGTCTAATGGTTGTGTGTTGGTCAGTGCTGTGCATATATGGTACCTCACCGCCTATCTTACCATTCGTGCCCGCAGCCATCAAGCTATTTGAGTGGACTTCATAATCACCAAAGCCCGCCGCAATCAATGGCAGTAGCTGTTTACCAACAGTGAGTAGTGTGTCAACGCCACTCTCCCACCATTCCTTTTCACGTTGCTGCTTAACTTTAGGCTGTTTTTGCGGTTTGTTGTACTTAAGACGGAGTGCTTCCTTGTCTTCAGCATAATCCCCAGCACCTTTCATCACTTTTTGACGATTCTCCAATCTATTAATTAACGCCTTCTCCCTCTTTTTAGAAGGTTCTACAACCGGCAACACATCAATCCTCTTGGAATTCATCCGCTTCTGTGAGTGATTAACCACTTGATTTGCCTTTTTGGTAGACGTTGACTTTTTCGTTGCGTTTGACATTACTTTGCACAGTTTTGTTGTACTACCCGCACATAGCTTAGGAGGTTTTCCTTTTAGATGTTACCTGGGTAACATGGGTGTCATAATGATATTCTCGGTCAAGACCGGAATAGGCACGTATTAGTGGATGATTTAAGGGTTGTTTACTTGAGAGCGAATCTAAATATTTTTCAATGACGATTTGTGATCCACTATCAAGACCGAATTTAAAATGCATCATGTCCCTAGACATGGGGTGAATCTCACGAGAAACCAATAAGCGGAAATCAACGGAGAGCAACATCAACCAATACTGACGTTTATAGTCGTTAGTGACACCATTATACATTTTCCATAGAGCATGCTTGTTGGGAACATGTTCCGTAATCCTGAGACCATAAAGAGCTAAATTTTTGAGGATAGGGCAACCAGGATATGAATATAACAAACTCAAACTTTTGGCACGAATCAGTTTATCACGTGTTAATTGCGAACACCCCAGATATTTATAATTAACATATCCGAAGTTTAAGAGAGTGGATATAGGTTCTTTTATCACTGAACCATCTGACGCTCCAAACAGAACACCGCAAAATGATGCTTCCTTATACGTACCAAAAAATTCAATTTTCGCTTTAGCACCCAACCGTACAAGAATGGTTGAATCCAGTTCAAATATATGAGCGCCAAGCGAATCATCACCTTCAATTTG